TTGTAATTTAGTCCGTAATCTACGGCCGATTGTATTGCCAGTATAGTGATTTCTTGGGTCAGATTAATTAGGGCTAAATCCAGTCCGGATTTTTCAAGCATTAAATTATGGGCTACGACCGTTGTATGGTCTTTCGCAGTGTTGCTTAGTATAAACGGTTCACGATTGGATAGCACAGTATTATAAATAAATACGTTTAGTCGCCACCCGCTTCGGGGCTCAAAAGGGAGGCCCTTTTGTCCACAGTAACGAGTTGCTCGGCCAACTGCCTGTTTTAAATCCGATGATGCGATCGCGGGTTCTAACAGATGAACGTATTTGACATCAAATAAATCGATGCCTTCCTTGTATTTAGAATCTAAAACAATAATGCGAAGCAGCTCACCATGTATATTGTCGGGTCGTGAATTAAACGCACTTAGTATGGTCTTCTTTGTTTGAACCGATAATGGGTTGCTCCATAGGGGTAGTGATTGTAAAACGGCGAAACCATTGGAGCCGCCCGGGACAGGCTCTGCTGGTATATAAATTGTATCACCCGATTTTGTTTGTACTATTTTGCCTTTGCGTTTCATCTGTTTTTCCACTTTGCCCATTCGTAAATCAAACCCGGCTGACATTAAAAATGCGGCGACGGCTTTTGCCCCGTAAGCGGATTCACGTATGTCTGTGAATATAAAATGCTTATATAATTTGTTATGTGTTTTAAGGTCAGCTTCATCTAGTTTCTTTATTTGTTCTATTAATCGCGTAAACTTTGCACTTAATCCGGGCGTTATTGCTGTCTTATCAAATAAGGGCGAATCGGGCATCAGCGTGCGGGAAAGCTTGGCCGTTTGGGCGGTTTTGCGTATACATTGAGCTAACTTTGAAACACGGGTTTTCTTAACCTTGGGTTTTTGATTTTTTTGTGTATTATTAGTCTTATTTTGCGGGGTTGATTTATTCATCCCTTTATTTGTTGTACTTATTTTGTTTTGGCACCGTGAAAAATTTAAGTTGTATAATTAGGGTATATATTATGAAAAAACAAGATTTTGTCGACATATATGCTATAGCTGAAAGAAAATATGGGGCTGAAGCGGCACAAAGTATTTTTAAAATTAAAAAAAAAGACACCTGGGAAGCGGGGTTCGAACAACCACTACCCGACGTTATTGGGTTTCATCAACATAGTGCGGAATGCGTTAGTGATTCAATACAAGAGGTTTTGCTTTTTGCTGATGGAATTCGCGAATATACGCAACCGATTTTATATGGATTAACGAAAGAACAGATTGATTTGCGGGTGCGATTGGCATTAGATTATGAAGACTGGCATCGTGTGCAAGAATATTTATACTTTATTCAAAAACGATTCCGTGCACATTATGACGCTATCAATTATTTGCGCGTTCACAAAATAGCCCCGCAAAAATATTACGATGAGCAAGATGCTATGTGTGAAATGAATCCAATATTTAAATATAAAAAGCGAGCCTCTTTGGAGGCGGGCGTGCTTGCTTTAAAACATTACAAGGATGAGGCTGTATATACAAGCACGGGGCTAGTTCATAAAGAGGCCAAAAAATTAATAGACGGGATATTGACTGTGTTTAGTATTCCGTTTAGACAAGAAGCTAGTATAAATCTTGATGGCGTGGGCATTATATTAATTGCCAGCTATAAAACCGTAATGAGCGATGGGATTCTAAAAACGCGCTCGTTAGGGCACGCCGTCGGATTTTTAAAAGTGTTTGGAGATTGGTTTTATTATGACGATAATTTGGGCTTTATTAAAGTTGCTAAAGAGATAATGAATGAACTGAAAAAGGGACGCTTGGGTATAGTTATTTATAAAAAGGTTTACTTTGCACGTATGAACTCTAGCGGCACTACTGCTGAATTTGTGTGGACTGACGGGCAGGGATGGGGCAAAGACGGCGTGGATATTTTTAAAAGTGTCGGATGTTATATGTATGTACCCTTACCCGACGCCCATATGACTATTTTGGAATCAGGGCCCGAAGAAAGAAAAACAAAGGAGAGTGTAAACAAATTTCACAAATTGTGTAAGATTAAAGCAACTGATTTGAAACCGAAAAATGTGAAGGGGTTGGTCGCTACTATGGAGAAATTTCGTAACTGTATATATTCTAATGTGAGTTCTAATAGTGCGATTTTTGAAAATATGTATAAGTTTTTATATGAAACAATTGCACTAGTTAAGTCTGAGCCCGATACACTGGAATTTCTTCAAAATAGCATTAAAACCGTCGTTACACGACCGGCATGTAGTCCTATGAGCATATATTGGTGTTCGCTTATAATGCGGGCACTTATGGATAAAGACGTGGATTCATTTAGTTGGTTTAATGTGCCAAAGCTTAAAACAATACATGTGGAGGAAAAGCCTGCAAATACGCCACCTGAACTGCTGAAGAAGCTTGAAGAGGCCGCTGAAAAACGGAAAAAAGAAGAAAGCCCGCATCTGACGCCTTGTTTGCCTGGTCAAATACGTAATATGAAAACCCTAAAATGTCGTGATAGGAAAAAACGGTCTTTGAAATCTAAAAAGGCTGTTGAGAATGATGAAAATGGCACAAAAAACAAAAAGTCGCGTTGCCCAACGGGGCAAGTGCGAGATCCCACAACAGGGCTTTGCGTCGATAGGGCGGAACCTTGTCCGCCTGGGCAAGTACGCAATAGGGTTACAAAAAAATGTCGCGATAGAGCGGGTGAGCCTTGTCCTGAAGGGCAGGTTCGTGACCCGGTAACAAAACTGTGCCGAGACCAGAAAAAATATAAATTCTGAAAAGCTGGTTTTTTCTCATAATTAAATATATTTCAAATATTTAATTATTCCTGGCATTTTTTTTGATTCTAAAAGGGCAAGCGTGCCCGGAATCTCGTCAAGTTATAACATTATTTTTCTATCCTTTTTAATAAAATGAATAAAACTATATATATATTATGGTTTCAGGGGTTTGATTCTGCTCCCGAATTAGTTAAAAAATGTGTACAGTCATGGAAACATTATAATACTGACTGGAATATTCTAATGCTTGATAGGAAAACACTAGTCAATTATGTAAAATTAGAAGATTATGTTGATTTAACAAAGAAAAAAGTACCAAAGCCCGCTTTATCTGATGTTGTTAGAATTAGTTTACTTAATAAATATGGCGGTCTATGGGTGGACGCAACTACTTTTTGTAATAAACCACTAAATGATTGGCTACCGAATTATATCAAAACGGGGTTTTTTGCATTTAACAAGCCTGCCCCGGGTAGACTGGTGAGTACTTGGTTCATGTATTCTGAAAAAGAACATTATATAACACATACTTGGTTAAAATCAGTCGTAGAATATTATACAATTAATGATACACCACATCATTATTACTGGGTACATTATCTATTTGGTAAATTACATCACAATGATGAGAAATTTAAGGAATTGTGGAAAATAGTTCCTAAACTATCTCCGCTTGGATTGGGTCCGGATTATATACAAACAATAGGCATGTTTAAACCAATGACTGAAGATGTTAAAAAAAATATCGATATTAAAATAACACCACTTTATAAACTTACTTATAAGTGCAATTTCAAAAAATATGACGAAACGCTTAATCTTTATTATTTGTATTCCACGCTAGATACAGGATTATTGAACAAAATATAACAGTCGTTTTATGCGTTTATACCATATAAAATCACCTGGCCTGTACCGAAGTTGTACCCCTTTGGGGGTACAACTTCGTAAGGCCTTATCCGGGCGAGCAGGGTTGTTTGATTTAATACCATTTATTCAAGTGATATTGTGTAGTTTTTACATAATATAAATTATAAATTACCTTAAATTTTTCAGATCAAACAACCCTGCTCACCCTTGTAGTTTAACTTCGGCACTTCGCAGTACCCCCTTTGGGCACAACTTCGTGCGACCGTAGTTGTAAAGTACAGTAATGTTAAGTACCGGCCAGTGCAGCTGTAAAAGTGCCATAAAGTTAAGTACTCCCCTCCAAAAGGGAAGAGTACTTAACTTCGGCACTTCACGGTACAACCCTCTGAATGGGGTGTAGTTAACTTATCCGGGCGAGCAGGATTGTTTGATTTAATACCATTTATTCAACATATATTGTGTAGTTTTTACATAATATAAATTATAAAATACCTTAAATTTTTCAGATCAAACAACCCTGCTCACCCTTGTAGGAACTTCACGGTGCGGTTTATTTATTTTATGTTATTTAATTTTTTTATAATTCTATGCGAATATTTCCCCGAATTCAATACAGTTAATTCTTTATAATTTCCTCTGGATAAATAACTCTCTACTTGTCTATTTATATGTGTATGATATGTGTCGTCAATGATTAAAATGCCATTTATTTTAACAAGAATATCAGCATTTTTCATATCATTAATAATACAATATTCGCTGTGCCCACCATCTACATGAATAAGGTCGTATGTCCCAATGCACATTTTATTCTTCTCAATCCATTCTTCCATTGTCGCCGTTGAATCGCCCTCTATGTATTCAAACTGTACATTATCAAACTTACATCCTAAATATTCCAAACAACGTTTTGTGTAAGGATGATGACCAATATCAAAAATTGTAAAATCTATTGCCGTTTTTTCCTTTCCCAATAAAAATAATAACGCAGAATGACCCGCGTTGAAACCTATTTCACATATACGGGATTTAACATGCTTTCCACACCAAAAAAGATTCAACTGTTTAAAATAAAAACAGGATTCCTAAAGGAGAAATTTCCGGAATATTCAAGATTTCCACCTATGTAAAAACATCCACCTTCTAATGACGATCCTGACAACAGAATATTTCTTTCTAAGTCCTTCAAATATTCTTCTTCTTTTATATCATTATGTTCCATATATAATTTTTTTTATGATTTTCAAGTCGAAATTTTCCATCGTTGGGATATATAATATAGTTATCCGGGCGAGCTGAGTTGTTTGATTTAATACCATTTATTCAACTTATATTTTCTAGTTTTTACATAATATAAATTATAAAATACCTTAAATTTTCAGATCAAACAACCCAGCTCACCCTTGTAGATAAATATTGTTTATATGCTATACATTTTACACCGCCGGGTTTTTCAAACCGGCTACCGTCACCAACGAGTCATATCAAATCACGGCACAATTTCTTCGCCTTCGGCTCAGAAAGTGCCGGTTTGAAATGCCCGTTGGTCTAATATATACATGTCTTTAGGTGTGTTTACTCTTGTAAACTTTGTATCTGACGTTAAATATAAAAATTTGAAACGGGACTTTACGTTTAGTTATTGTAATAAATAAATGCCTAGAAATACAACTGGTGGAAAAAACTTTAAGAAGTTTAAGGCTGGTGGAGAGGGCTATAGATGTAGGGCTTCACGTGAGGCGGCAGATAGTATTGTTAACTTAATCATCAAAAAGGAAAAAAAACCCAATGAGCTACAACACGATGATCATGAGAGCCTTAAATATCTTCTTGTCGGCCGTGTAACACGGCGACTTGGAAATGGTCGCAATGAGGTGTACTGCCACGACGGCAATACCCGTCAGTGCTTGATTAGAGGGCTTTTGCGTAAAAAGGGGCAGGTCTTTATTGACGTTGATAGCCTTGTGGTCGTTTCTTTACGCGAGGCACTTTCGTCCTCTTCTGAAAACGACGAGCTCAGCCAAAAAGCCGTTAAGGGTGATTCCGATATTATTGGCCTTCTGGATGATTCGCACATTGCTATGCTTCGAACTACACAAATAAATAAAAAGATTTTCCCAGGAGTCAACGACGATGAGGACGATGATTTGTTTGACCGCAGTGAACAGGTCAATGCGTTTATTAATAACAATGAGGGTGATAGTGATGGTGCTGGCGAAGATGTTTCAATTGATAAACTTTAGAGTTTCTTTAGCTCTATATTTAGTAATAATAGAACTACACTTACTATAATTTTTAAAAAACAAGGGTGTGTAGCCTGTATATATATTATCTATTTATGTATGTACCGCGAAGTGCCGAAGTTAAGTAAAAACCCCTCTGAAAGGGGTGTACTTAACTTCGGTACTTCACAGCTACTGCCGTGCGAAGCAGTACCCCCTTTGGGGGTACTAACTTCGATAGTAGCCGATTCAGCCTTCAATTTTTAAGTGCCCGTTTTTAATGTTCAAGGGTCTAAGACGGTGGCCCACCCCAACAAGGATTTGCTGTG